GTTGCCCAGTCATTCCAGCGTTGACCGGCATCTGGGCAACGCCAGACAGGTCAAGCCCACTCTGAGCGCCGTACAGGCCCGCTTGCGGGCCGTAGTTTAGTTGCCCCGGTTGCCCAAGCGACGTTTGCAAATTAGGCAGATTGGCGCTGAACGGCGTGTTGAGGATGTCCTGCGCGTTGCCAATGCCCTGCTGGGCCACATCGGCAAGGCCACGCTGCACTTCCTGCTGCGACTCAAGGGTAGCTTGCGCGGCGGGCGTGAGCGTCTGGGTGACGGTGCCTTGCGGAGCGCCGTTAATGCCGGTGTTGGCCCAAGTTACGTTCTGATTGCCATAAGGGCTGATGATATTGGGATTCGACAGCGACGATCCTTGAGCCGCAGAGGCTTGGTTCGCAACGCCTTGCGCCGTAGCCGCGCCCACATAGTCAGGCGGCGTCGGCGCTCTTGGTGTACTTTTTCCCATATCGGTTCCCTAAGAAACGGCAGTCGGTTTTCTTCAATGTATACAAGATCATATCGCCGTCAGGAGTGGCATCCTTTATACGCCCCTCCTCAGTAAAGCCCATCTTCTCAACCATCCTAATGCTCTTGGCATTAGCACTGCTGACCGGGGCAATGGCTTTCTCGATGTTGCATACGTTGTATGCGTAATCGAATATCGCCCCGATGAAAGCTGGAGTAATGCGGTCTTTGATGACGATGTGAACCACCATCGAACGCCTGTTCCAGTTTTCGTAGATGATGCCCGCTATGATCTCTCCGTCTTTTAACAGTCCGATAGCTTGAGAACGGTCTGCGAAATATCCCGCATCAAGTTCTCCAGCCACCCAATACCCGATTTCCGGGCCATTTTCTATACGCCAGCCCATCCCGCCTGATACACTACGTCTGTGGATGCCCATTCGATCTGCAAGCCTTGGCTGGCGCTCTGAAGTTGTGTGCCGCCGCAGTAGCCAATGCCGGTAATCCCGATCCATGTATTTTGAATCGTATTGTTGTCGCCCCACAGCCCGCTGTCCCACAAGGCCGTGTCCCAGGCCCCGGAAACCGATGGCGTAAAGGTCAGGGGCGCGGTGGTGTTGGAGGTGTCAAAGTCCACATTCATGCCAACAAAGAGGGCCGGTGAACCGTTCGAGAAGATGGATGGCCGAGCGCGGGTGAAGTACTTCTTAACGCCCCTCGTGCCAAAATAGTTGAACGCCTGAAGCGCCACCGCAGTAATGTTCGCGCCATCGTCCGCGTAGGTATCGTCCCACGCAACGTAGACAATGCCGGTGCCGCCGAAATACGGATCGTCGTCAAATATTTCCCAGCAAGTCGCGGGCCAGCCGGTAAATTGTGCCCACGACTTTGTGATTGTGTTCATGACATATTGCTGCTGTTGGCCGGTTGCCACAGGCACGTTGATCCAGACGGCATTGCGCTTGGCGTTGTAGACAATCTGCCAGCCAACAGCCGCATGGTCGCCGCCATAGCTAGTGGTCGCCGCCGTAATGGCTCCTTGAATCTTGTTAGACAGGGCTACGCGCGGGTCTAGGCGTGACGACTGTAGCGACCCCGCCATAGGCATCAGGCCGTCATAGGTAAGGATCAGGAGGTCGCCGCCCCACTTAAGCATACAGCGGGTGCCTATGGGAGAGCCGAGCTTCCAGACGCCGATCAGCGCCCACGTGGCCGAGCTAGCTGGGTCGGTGCCGCTGTAGACGATGACCTCGCCCGTGCTGGTGATGAAGGCCAAGTTGTCGTCAACACCATAACCGGCGTCAAGCGTCCATGTGTCCAGATCGACAAGGTGCCCACCGAACCGCGCCACCGCGCTCAGGTCCACCTTCTGCGCCGCGCCGCCGACCGCGTTGGTCGGTAGATACCACGCCACCAACGTGTTTTTCTGAAAGAACCAGACGCGGTTTTTAAACAAGCAGATGTTGGCGAGTGTCGTTGTGGTCACGCCTGTAATGGCGACGGTCGAAACCGCGTCCACACGCAACCAAGTCGTGCCGTCCCACAGGATCGGTTTGTCCACACCGTTGACGGCATACAGGTAGGATGTGCCAGCGGTGTTGGTGACGTTGATATATTCCCAGATGCCATTGGTCAGGCCGCTAACCGCAGCAGCGCCAACCGCGCCCGCCGTTGTGACATCGTAGAGTTTACCCGCTGATGTGATGGCGTAGAGCTTGGTGGACCCGCCATACGAATAGGCCATCAGCGTCTGAACTTCGCCGTCTAGGCCCGTGGCGTGTTCCGAGTAGCCGCCACGCAAGACGACGTTGCTGACGGTCGGGAACATATTGGTGAGCGTTACCGCGTCAGTCGCTTCCATGTTCGCAAAGCTGTCGCGGGCGTTCCAACCGCCCACGGGGGCCGGCAGGGACTGTACTTGGGCCGCAGCGCCCTGAACGAGGCTTCTAACCGCCATTATTGACAGTTCCCCATATGTGCGGTATGGGCTTTAATATGGAAAACTGGCTTCCCGTACTTGGTTTCGAAGACCTCTACGAGGTTTCCGATTGTGGGCGTGTTCGCACCATTAAGACGGGGAGGGTCAAGCTTCCCACCGCGCACAAAAATGATGGGCGCCCATTTTTGGGCCTTTGGCGCAGCAACAAGCTCAAAATTATGAAGCCTCACACCTTGGTGCTGGAAGCCTTTGCCGGGCGTCGCCCAAGCGGACTTGAGTGCTGTCACAATGATGGAAACCCTTGGAATAACCATGTCAGCAATCTTCGCTGGGATACGGCAAAGAGCAACCAGGCCGACCGAATCAAACACGGGACGAGCAATCGTGGAGAGCGATGCGCGGCGGCCAAGCTGACCAGCGAACAGGTTCTGGCTATCCGCGCCGACACGCGCCTTCAACGCATCATCGCTGTCGAATACGGCGTCCGTGAGAGCCAAATCAGCCGGATTAAAAATGGTGTGCGCTGGGGCCATCTTTAGAAGCTGTACCCGCTGTCGGGAATGTTATCGTAGCCAATCAGGACGTTGCCGGGGCGGGGAGCAAATGACAGGTTCGCCGCCGATGTGTCCTGAGCCACCGATGTGTCAAACTCAGTGAGGTAATCGCGGTAGAGCGCGGTGGTGTCAAATCCCTTGGCTTGGAAGTACTTTAGCTTGGTCGAGAGGACCATAACGCGGTCGGGGTAGATACAGGTATCGGTGTCTACCGTGAAACTGTTCTTGATAGCGCCAGCCGCGCTCCTAGCCCAACCCTTGCTGCGGTACTCAAAGCCCAGATACTCAGCCGTGGAGTTACCGGGCCAGATTTGGAAATAGCCGCCGTAAAGCCGCCAGCGGATGCGCGGGCCGGTGCTGATATAGCCCGACAGCAGCCATTCCCATTGCTGGGCGCTTTCGGGGCCGAGCATTTCCCAGTGCTTTGATTTGTCCCATTGGGTGCGCGGGACGATGGCGTCATAGTCGTCCGGTAGGTCGTATTTGACCTTCTGGAAATAGATTGTGCCAGCAGTCTCAGCCTCAGTGGAGTACTGAGACACCGTGACTTGCGTAGACGAATCCACGCTGGTGATGAAGGTGGTGTTAGGAAAGCCGGTCCCCACGACCATGTAGGTCGTATCCAAACTAGTGGTCGAGGGGATGCCGGTTATGACGAGTGATGTCGTGCTGTAAGTGCCCGTGGTCGTCGTGTACTCAGTGAAGAATGAATGAGGCTGAGTCAGTTCGCGCCAATCTGCCTTACGCAGCAGTTCGTAACCGCTGGCGTTCATTAGCGCCAGAATTTGAATTACGTCCTGATTGGTGTTGCCAGCTACGCTGACTGGGGTAGGTACGCCCAGTTCATTCGTAACTTGCTGCACCAGTTGAAGCATCGTGCTCGACATCAGTCACTTCTTTCCTTGGACGCCCACGGAGCGGCTTGCGCTCCTCCATGAGGATGCTGAGTTGTTCTTTCAGCGCGTCGAGCTCCAGCCGCGTTTTGGAAAGTTCGTCAGTGTGCTGAGACAGGCCCTTGGCTGACAAGAACGCCTTAGCGCGTTCTCTCATTGCCACGGCACCCATGCCAACACGCTGCATTTGCGCGTCTGTAGCCGTCGCCACCTGGTCAACGGTCTGGAACTTGAGAATCTGCAATTCGGCCAGTTGAACCTCACTGATGTCTTCAGGACGCTCTTTGTGCCACTCGACGAGCGGCATACCGATTACAACATTCTGGTTGTTCTGCATCTGATAGTAAAGCCACTGGCGCGGGAACCGTTCTTTATGGTGTTCCCGCACCGGAGTCTCAACGATGTTAGTTTTGTCACCCGGAACCAAAATCCGAATGAAGCTCTCGCCCTTGTGGGGCGCTTTGTCGAACTCA